CAGGTGCAACATTCTCAAAGGTCGAACTTTCTACCAAGAAAATTCGTCTGGACTGGGAAGTTTCAGCTGAAGCACTAGAAGACAACGTTGAAGGAGGTGCTCTCGAAGATCACCTAGTTCGCTTGATGACAAATGCATTTGCAAATGACATCGAAGATCTAGCTATCAACGGTACTGGCACTGGCTCAGACGCATTCCTATCCATCATGGACGGATTTGTTAACAAGGCTACTACTGGAGACGCACACGAAGCAGTTGTAACAGTTGCGGACAACGCATGGACACCAGACGTAATGCAGAAGATTATTCTTGCATTGCCAAGGAAGTACCGTGCACTTAAGAGCAATCTTAAGTTCTATGCTGGTACAGACGCATTCCAGGGAATTGTTAAGAACAACGGTACCCTATCAGATGCAATTGCTGAGGCACTAGGTCAGAACGGTAATACCCAGGCTAATACCCAGGCTTACCTTGACGGCCAGGGCCAGACATTCGGTGGTGCTCGCACTACTCGTGTTCTAGGCATTGATGTTCAGGAAGTTCCTTACTACCCTGCAGGATATGTAGACCTTACATTCCCACAGAACCGTGTATGGGGTTTCCAGAGAGACATCACAGTGAACCGCCAGTATGTTCCTAAGAAGGACACTATTGAATACACCGTATTCGTACGTTTTGGTATTCAGTGGGAGGAAGAGGACGCAATTGCGTTCGCTGACTCAAACTCTAGCGATTCCTAAAGTCTAACGCAACCTATTAAAGGGGGCAGGTGAGTAAAATCTCCTGCTCCCTTTTTTAATATCTGTTATAATTAAAAGATAAAGAAGGAGACTTAAGTGTCAGAAAAAAATATAGATGTAGCTCCTGCCCAACTACAAGATGGCGAATCACTAATTCCACACCCACTTGTTGAAAAATACAAAGAAGCAGTAGAAGAGCTTAAAAATAAACATATTGAAGAGTCTAAAGAGTCAGAAATCAATAACGTAATTTCCTTTGACAAGCTGGCCACAAGCCCTAACCCATCAGTTGTATCAAACGACGATAATGTTATTGGTTCTGGTAGTGCGGATAGAAAAGAAACTGCCAAGCAAGAGCCAGTTATTGAAAAAGAAAGCGTAGCCGTATACTCTACAAAAAATGTTACTTGGTCTGGAGTTGGTCAGGTTTCTAAGGGGTATAATATTGTCACTAAGCAAGCCGCAGAAAAATGGGCAGAACGTGACCACATTAGAATTGCAACTCCAGAAGAAGTTGCTGGAGAGTACGGAATTTAATGGAAATTTTAAGGGTTCTGCCATATCAAGACGTAAATATTACATTTACAATTCCAGCTGCTTATGTTTTAAATGAGGCTTTTGTGGCAACGATTACTGATCTAGCGGACCTTTCTTTTACAACAAAAACCGTAACAGACAATGCAAACTATGTTTGGACAATAGGTCTATCTGGTAAATATGATACAGACTATCGTGTTGTAATTACAGATGCATCTGGTGATGTCATTCACGATGAAACATATGAGATACGTAGACCATATGTCAATCCAGATACCTTGGGCACAACCGCCTCAGAAATTGCGGAATATACTAAGTATGAAGAAATTGCAAGAGCAATTCTTGACTCTGTTATTCCAGAAGGATTTTACTACAAAAAAAGAACCCTGGAAGTTGTTGGTCTCGGGGCAGACTACATCCCCTTGTGGTGGGAAGCAAAAAGAATTTTATCCGTCTATGAAAATAATGTTTTAGTTGAAGATCGTACTTATGAAATAACTAGAGATAAAACTGCAATAACAGAAACAGTTCTTGACGGAGTTAATCGTAATGAGCAGGCTCTATTAATTTTGCCAGCAGCAGCCTCAGACCTTGTAGACACCGTTCTGCCGCCTCTGCGGGGCTTTCCTAATGGATACGACTACAAGTTTGTTTTAGAGGTGGGATACCCTACAGTGCCCTCAGACGTCGTTAGAGCAGCAACTCTGCTTATTGACGATATTAAGTGTGGCAGAAATGACTACTACCAAAGATATATTTCTGCCTATAACACAGACCAGTTTAGACTACAGTTTGATAGCAGGGTATTCGAGGGAACAGGAAACATCATAGTAGACAAGATACTTTCAAAGTATGCTAAGTCTATTACTAGACTTGGAGTCTTATAATGGCTACCTGCGAAAATACGTCAATTATTTTTCCAATGCTTGCAGACGTATACTACCCAATTGTTGACCAAGGAGCATATGGAAATGTTCAAAAAACTTGGATTCACGATAGAACAATTGCCTGTAATTTTAATTCAGCAGGAACAGCTTGGAAAGAAGACATAAAGCCTAACGCAAACATTACACAGGATAGCATAATGCTAGGCAGAGTAAAAACAGACATTCGGTTTTCAAATGAAAATGCTCAAAATTCAATTACAAACATTATTGTGACTAACATAAAAGACAGAAATCTTAATGAGGTTTTTTTAGAAACAGCAGGCCCAAGAGCTGGAAGGTCTACCCTATTTGAGGTAGCAACTGTTGAGCCTTTTATGGGGCCATTTGGATCAGTAGAGTATTACAAGGTTGTTGTTCGTAGATCAGAGAATCAGGCGGCAGACCTATGAGGATTAAGTTTGATGGAAGACAGTTTGGCAGAGACATGAAAAACATGATGGACTATTCAGCTGGATTCCTAGATGGTATACAGATGGGCAAGCAACAGCTTATGCACTCTCTAGGAGTTCAAACAATAGAAATTTTAAAAAGCTATATAGACTCTAACGCAAAGGTAAACCCATCAATACTTCATCACGTTTATGAGTGGAATAGGATCGGTAGTCCGACCGCAAGACTTTATGACATAGGATATTCCGTAAGCAATCTGGGGCTCTCTTTTAACTCTTCTTTTAGACAGTCTACAACCATTCAAAATGGGTCAAACACACCGTTTTATGACAAGGCACGAATTATGGAAGAGGGTATTCCTGTTACCATAGTTCCAGTAAATGCTCAGGTATTAAGGTATATGGATAATGGAGAAGAAGTCTTTACAAAAGGACCAGTGTATGTTCAAAATCCTGGAGGAAATACTGAAGGAAAGTTTCAAGAAGTTTTTGATAACTTCTTCAATAAATACTTTACTCAAGCTTTCTTGAGGGCCAGCGGTATGGCAGCTTATCTGGAAAACCCTACAGTATATAAAAAGAATTTGTCAAAAGGAAAAAGAACTGGCAAGGCAGGCGGAGTGTCTACTGGATATCGCTGGGTAGCAAATGCGGGGGTGGCTAAGGTTGGCTAATGACTCATTACTAAATACTCCAGTGTTATGGATAAACAAGTATCTTCAAAGCAAGATTCTAGATAGTACTAGCTTAGATACTCCATTTTTTCCAACTCTGCCTTCTACAATTAATGACTTAACTTCTTATTTTCCTACTGGTGGAACAATGGCTACCTGGGACAGACTAATTAAAATGAACAAGAAGAGTTTTCCACACATTAAGTGTGAGCAGATTATGTACTACTTCTACGCAAACGGAGAAAACCCTATTGAAAAGATGGTTCAGATTCAAGAGCAGGTTTTGAGACTAATGGACCGTGGCGATGAAACAGCTCAAGAAGTAAATAACTGGTCAGCAAATAGGCAGATAAATTTGGGCAGATTTGACAGTAGTGGTAATCCAACTGACCCAGAATTGCTTGTAGATAACATGTTCTATTTTCACGATTTTAAGGTGTATCAGCTAGAAGAGTCTAGAGACATAATTGACTTCGGAACTGCTAGAACCTATGGCGGTAACAAGATTATTATTGAATATGACTACCACCAGATGCCAAGCATGACTAATTCAGACTGGGTTCCAGAAAGAATTTTACCAGTAAAACAGATTATTTAAATAAGCTGATATACTTAAGCTTGAGGAAACACGCCTATTATCTATAAAAAGAAGAGGTGAAATAAATGGCATATACAAGAGGTACAAGCACCAACATTATTGTTGGAGCAGCTGCTTTGTTTACTTACGAAGCAGGAGTATTGACAGACGCAGGTCTTCCAGCTTATGAAGCTGAAGGATCTGTTGGAAACACAACAGGAACATATCGTGAAACCCTAGCTGACTCTGCAGCCTTCCGTAACGTTGGTTATACAATGAACGGTCTAGAGCTACAGTTCCAGCCAGATTTTGGCGAGGTACAGGTTGATCAGGTTCTTGACGTTGCAAAGCTATACAAGCAGGGTATGCAGGTTAACCTGAACACTGCTTTTGCTGAAGCAACACTAGAGAACTTGCTGTTCTCCTTGGCTGGTAGAGATGCAGATCTCACATCAAGCGCAGGAGCAACAGGAATTAAGGTTGGATCCCCAACCCTAAACCTATCAGCAGGTGACATCGGTGAGTGTCCAGTTGAGCGTGGCCTAGTTGCTGTTGGTCCAGGTACAGGTGACTGTGACCCAGACGAGCAGATTGAGCGTATTTACGTTGCATACCGTGCACTTTCTATTGAGAGTGTTACAGTTTCTGCAAAGCGTGATGAGCCAACTATGTACGAGGTTTCATTCCGTCTACTGCCAAACGATGCTGCATCCTACGGTAAGATCGTAGACCGCACTATCCCAGCAGTATCGTAATACAAACTAACAACGCAGAGTTACCCAGTCTTTTTAGGCTGGGTAATTTTGTTTTTACGGTATACTTATAATATGGCAACTACAGTATACAAAACGGCAACCGTTAGCCTCATA